TACTGATCGGCATCCTCAAAAAAATATCAGCCCGCGGAAAGGTGGAAGAAGTACTGGAACATATTCAGGAAGTGGTGGAAGCAGGCGAAAAAGTGGTTGTATTCGCTTGGCATAAGGAAATGGTCCAGGAACTGAAAAAGAACATTCCCGGGGCTGTAACAATTGTTGGTGATGATTCAATGGATCAAAGACAAAAATCAGTTGATGATTTCCAAAGTGACCCAAAAACACAGGTGATCATTTGTAATATCAAATCCGGTGGTGTAGGGATCACATTAACTGCCTCCAGTCGTGTTGTATTCATCGAATTGCCTTGGCATCCTGCAGACTGTGAACAATGTGAAGACCGTTGTCACCGTATTGGCCAGAAGGATAGTGTTCAATGTACTTATTTCCTTGGCCATGAAACTATCGATGAATATATCTACAACATCATTGAAAAGAAAAGGAATATAGTGAACCAGATCACCGGTGCTGAGGATAATGTAGAAACCAATATGGTTGATGAGTTCATTAATCTATTCATGCAGAAAAATAAAATCAGTGATCATGATGCAGTTATCAATTGATTTTAGTGCGGCGATCGATTTTAAATCTGCTTCGCCGATCAACAATGTGGCTCTTTCCGGGCAAAATAAATTAGTGTTCGATTATTTGAGCACTGGCAAAACGATCAATACTATTCAGGCACAGGAATTAGGAATCACTGCCTTGAATAGCAGGATATCAGATCTGAGAAACAAGTCGAAAATAGTAGTGTACGACAGGTTTATAACAACAAGCGGCGGAAGTAAAATAAAAGAATACTCATTATACGAATTTATTAAAAACTAAGAAAGGAATTATGGCCAGACCTAATAAAGTAAACCTTCAATACTTTCCTTTAGACGTTACATTTTTTGAAGATCATAAAGTTTTAATGATTGAAGAAGAATTTGGTATCAAAGGCGGGTACATAGCTCTTCGTTTGATGGCTATGGTTTATGAACAGGGATACTTTATTGAATGGATGAATAATCAGGAGGTGTCTATTGCAAAACGTGTTGGTAATGGTATTACCAGTGCATTAGTGGTAGAAGTATTAAAATCCTGCTTAAAAAACAATCTGTTCAATAAGGAAATTTTCACAAATAAATCTATCCTCACTTCACGCGGAATTCAAAAAAGATGGCTTGAAGTGATGGAGCTAATGAGAAGAAAAGTTATAATAAATGAATCAATATGGTTGGTTAACTCTGAGGAAACGGTAATAAGTTCCGAAGAAACTCATCTGCCAGAGACATTTAGTACACAAAAGGAAAGTAAAAGAAATAAAATTAAAAAATCTAAATCTCATTCCGGAGCTAAAGCGCCGGTCCAAATTAAAGAAACGACAAAGTATTGGAAAAAATTGGTAGATGCTTGGTTTGAGTTTTATGGAAAAAGATTCAAAAAAGATGATAATTCTCCTGCGAAACCAATTTTCAATAAAACCCAAGCCGGTATTTTAAAACAAATCATTGATCATCTTGAAAAAATTGCAACTGAATCAAAAAGGGATTGGACCGAAGAATATGCGGTCTATTGCCTAAAAGGTTTTTTTCAAAAAGGATGGAATCATGATGAGTGGATCCGTAAAAATTTTGAGCTTGGAAATCTTCTGACAAAATTTAATTCAATAACTAACAAAAATTTAAATGGAAACAACGATTCAAAAGGAATTAAGCAAATATCCAACTCCATCGACTATTCAGCAGCTATATGATTCAGTTGAGTTAACTCAGGAAGAGATTGACTTTGCAATTTCTGAAGCTAAGAGAAATAAATATTATCGACTGGAAGAAGAAAAGGAGAAGGAAAGGAAAAAGAAAGAATTAATTGAAATCACAAGGCCTTGGAATGCAGAGGATATGTTTATCCACGCAAAAATTAGGGCGAATTTACTTGTACAATCATCAGGAAAAAAAGAGTATCAAATTGATGAATTTACAGATCCGGTTTTTAAACAACTGAGTCAATATTTCAGCAATGATCCCGGATTCGAAAAGGATGGAATGCTATTAAGCAAAGGAATTATGTTGATTGGAGATGTAGGTGTGGGTAAAACAGATCTGTTGAAAGCATTCAGTCAAAATAAACGGCTATGCTTTTTCCCTGAAACAGTTAATGAAGTGGAAAGACGTTGCAGAATCGAAGGATTAAATTTTTGGCAGGTATATACAGGATATGTTCCAGGCCGAGGCCATTCCAAGGATGTTTTTTATCAGCCAAATATTGGATGGATGTTTGATGATCTGGGCACTGAGGAAGTGATCAAAGATTATGGGAACACTTTAGATGTGATGGAAAGGATCATTCATGAGCGCTATATGAAAAAAGATGTCATTCCTTTTTATTCACTTCATATCACTACAAACCTAAATGGAGAATTGATTGAAAAAAGGTATGGATACCGCATGCGCAGCAGGATCCGGGAGATGTTCAACATTATTCAATTAAAAGGATCTGACAGGAGGAAATAACATGAAACAATATAGGGATGACAAGACCGGAAATATCCGCAAAGAGATTTCAATCCGTTTAAACGGATCAGGTCCGACTCATGAAGTTTATCCATTACCGACGAAGATTATTTGTGATCGTCCGAATCTGATAAAACACGTGGCATCGATGTATGTGCTGATGAATAATTTATCAAAAAGCACTGATCATATTAACCCGCAGGCTCATTTCGACATTTCAGTCGTAGAGCTGGTTTGTAAGATCTATGACGATGGTTATAACACCGGATTGAAACACATGGACCAAATGCATTCAAAATTACAAGAATGAAAGGCTGGAGTGAAGCAGATATTGAAAAATTGAAACAAAAAGGCATGGTTGCGCAACATATTGCACCAAAACTGTTACAAAAAGTACAGAAAGCGTGCAAAAAAGAACCTGCAGCATTGATCCACATCAAAGAAGTATTGTGGCTTTTGAAAGTGCCTTATGAAACAGAATACATTTTCCATCCTGCCCGGAAATGGCGGTTCGACGTGGCGATATCGGAACATAAAGTTGCAATTGAATATGAGGGTGTGATCAGTTCAGATAAAAGCAGGCATACAACGATAGTCGGTTTTTCTAATGATTGCAGAAAGTATAACCAGGCTCAATTGTATGGATGGAAAATATTACGATACACAGCTTTAAACTATAAAGAATTCTATTCAGAACTAAAACAACTTATTGAAATATGAAAAATCTTGATAACGACAAAATAAGGTTTGTCTGGGATGCTGTTCACAGAAGCAAATTGAATTATAAGCAGATCTGTGTGTTGTTAAATATCAGACAGGATGAATACAAAAGATTATATGCCGAAGCATTGAAAAAATTTGGTGACACACTTCCAAAAGAAGAGCTGATTAAAATAAAAGTTGATTTCGAAAAGCTGAAAAACTTTCAACCGAGCCCATCAGCAAAAGTGATCAAATTTCCAAAGGAAAAAAGAAAACTGCAGGTGCCGGTTTATGAAAAGAAAATAATTCGGTTTTCTGATGATGGTCCGAAACAAATTGTACGACCAAAAGCACAATATTCAAATCACAGTCCTATGGGAATCGCTAATCCGGGAATGGGAAATTAAAAAAAAACATGAGCTGGATTACCGAAGCAAACAGATTTGGTCGCTATGAGCAGACTTATTGTGGATTCAGAATTTACTGGACCAAAGAAGCAAGCCATACAACCAGAATTGAAGTAAGAAATGGAGAAAAGTTTGAAGTGACGGATTTACATAGAGGAGATCTTGTTGCAATTGATAAAACCGGAGCAATAATAAAAGATCATTGGATTGACAGAATCGGTGAAAAAATTGATATGGAAATGGTGTTGCGATCATATCATAAAAAAAGACAATCGAACTTATCAAAACGATTATCCAGAGCAGAAAAAAGAGCACAACAATATCTAAAACGATAAAAATGGAAAATAAAATCAATGTTTACACTTGTCCAAAAGGACATAAAACAGTTACGATCGATACAGATGAGGGTACTACTCCAATGATGCTAATGTGCCGCCAAAAAGATGATGACGGAAAACATAACTGTACTGAATGGGCCATATCAGCTTGATACAATTGCAATCAAATGCTGCCTCCTGAATATGAATGGTATAAACCGGATTCTTTAAAAGGATTAAACCCAGGAGAAAAAGAACATGTAAGAAAGGGAGGATTATTATTGAGAAAAATAAAAAAGCAATAGCATGAAATTTATTCCAATATTATTCAGCACCGCAATGGTGCAGGCAATTTTAGAAGATCGTAAAACAATGACGAGGCGAACAAAAGGATTAGAACTTGTAAATGAAACACCTGATCGTTTCCGGTATTGCGGAAATTCAGATGAAATAGATGTACCGAGATTGGCGATACCCTATGATGATAGGGTTTATTATCAGTTTGAACTTACAAATAGCAATATGGTTGCTTATGTTGTAAAGTGTCCATATAAAACCGGAGATGTACTATGGGTACGTGAAAACGGCCAATTAGCGGGATGGGATTTTGAGGATGGAGAAGCAAGGATTAAATATGAGAATGGAGATATCGAAGAATATTTTATAGGTGATGATGACAGTTATAATTGGACTGTTAAGCAGTTTGAAAAATTGCGGGATAGTGGTATTTTAAAATTGGTTGAGTGTGATGATGAGGAGCAGGAAAGATTCGAATTTTCAGATAAAAAACAGCCTCTTATTCCTTCCATTCACATGCCAAAGTGGACAAGCAGGATATTCTTAAAAGTTAAATCTGTTCGAGTTGAACGATTACAGGATATAAGCGAAGAAGATGCTAAAGCAGAGGGTGTTGAACGGTGGGTTGACGATAGGCTGAAAAGTAATCCTACCCATTATCAGATATATTCTGATTTTGATAACCCGGACGATCCTGCTTTTTATTCCAGTACAGCAGTTGGAAGTTTTGAAAGTCTTTGGAGATTAATAAACGGGAAAGATAGTTGGAATGAAAACCCGTGGGTATGGGTAATTGAATTTGAACGCATTGAAAAACCTTTAAATTTTATATAATGGCTATCAACTTAAAAAACTACACATCAACAGTTCCTGCAGTAACATCTATGGGAAGAATTCAAAAGGCTTTGGTTGAAGCCGGTGCAACAGATATCAGCATGAAATATGATACCACAACAAAGACATGCACAGCGATCACTTTCCGCATGATCATCGCTGGCCAGATGCCAATGTTTTTCCAGCTGCCGGCAAAGATCGAACCTTGTTTCAAAGTATTATGGGCAGAAGTGAAGCGCCCACGCCCGGAAACAAAACAGGCAATTCAGGAACAGGCAGAAAGAACAGCCTGGAAGATAATATCTGATTGGGTGGATATCCAGCTCTCTATGATCCTGCTTGAGCAAGCAGAACCGTTGCAGGTGTTTTTGCCTTATGCGTATAATCCTGCAAAGGACCAAACATTCTACGAACAATTAAAAGAAGGCGGCTTTAAAGCTTTGCCATCATCAGAAAACTAAAAAATATGTTCATTCAGAAAAATATCAGGTGGCTGCAGAGCAAGAAAAAGGCAACTTCCTTAGAAATGGCACATCTTTTGAATACGAATTATCGCACATATCAATCCTGGTGCGATAAAAGGAAAATTCGTCCGTCATTGGATATGTTGATCAAACTTTCAGAAATAGCCGGAGTATCACTAACTGATTTTATAAAAACAGATTTATCAACAAAGCCACAGAAAAAGATAAATAAGAAAGATCTGGTTTATCAGAATTATATAAATGCAGATTCCAAGATTAAAAAAGCCGTTGAAACTTTATTAGAATTAAAATAAACAAGCATATTTTTAAACCATAATTCAAAATATATGAAAACAACAATCATTTCTTTGTTAATGATCACATTGATCGCATGTAGCAAAAGCAGTCCCACACCAACAGTCACACCGGTGACAATTACACTAAATGCAGCAGCTTCAGGATTTGGAAACAATCCCAGCACCTCACAAACTGTTTATTGGACAATCTGTTCAGTTGATAAGGCCTCAGCGAATCAGCCAATCTATGTTACAATTCAGTTTCAGTCAGTGGATCCGGTAGCAAACAAGACAACGACATTTACCGACATCGATACAATCCCTAAAGGAGTGACAGGAGCGTGGAAGCATTACACAACTACAGCACCGGCAAATGGTAATGTCACAACTCAAAATACAACGATTACATCTGCAATCTGCAGCGATTCGAATATTACTCTGAAGTTTTAATTAACAGCAGCAAAATCAATTCAGTGGCTATCCCCTGAATTTTTTAATTTGGTGTGCTAAATTATTTAGTAATTTCACGTCATAACAAGTCGGAGCAAAAATGAATCAGGAAATAAACTCAAGGATAATCAAAACGGAATTGATCAAATGGAGAGAGCTTCAATTCATTCAGCATGAGGAATTTAAGGAATGGTTGGAAGCTGGAGACAAAAAATTATTGCAAAGCCTTGTCAGGTATCAGTTTGTTGATCCTTTCAAGGTTTGGGAAAATGAGGGTGTTTTATACTGTTTAGATGGCAAACATCGTTTCACAGATTTGCAAAAAGTGATTGAAAGCGGTGTTTCTGTTCCTGATCTACTTCCCGCCACATTTATTGATTGCACCGACATGAAAGAAGCTGCAGAACTTGTTTTGGTCTATTCTTCTGCATATGCACGCATCACACAACAGGGATTATTCGAGCATATTAAACAATTTGATTTGTCTTTTGACGATATAAAGGAAACAATGTCTTTGAGCAGTTTGGACCTGAACACGATGAAAGATTGGTTTCTCCCGGAGCCGAATGAAGAAGATCTTATTGGTTTGCTTAAAAACAACCCACTCACAATAAAAATCACATTCAAGGATAAAGCACAATTCGACACAGCAGAAAATCTGATCAAACAGGTTTTGGATGATCATTGTCCCGGTGCATATTATTCAGTAAGCGGTGGTGAACTATGAAATTAGAAATTGCAACATATCAGGCCACGAAGTATGCAATAATGAATTTTCATTACAGCAAGACTATGCCTCCATGCGGTTGCAGTTTTTCAGTTTTCAATAATAACAACGAATGGTGCGGAGTGATCGTTTATTCAAAAGGTGCTACCAACAGGATTGCAATGCCTTATGGTTTGGTCCAAGGTCAGGTTATTGAATTGGTCAGAGTAGCATTGAACGGAAAACAGGAAAGCACCAGCAAAGCAGTTTCCATCAGCCTGACAATGGTTAAGAAGTTAAATCCTTTGGTAAAACTGATCGTGAGTTATGCCGATACCGGCCAGAATCACAAAGGCATCATTTATCAGGCAACAAACTGGTATTATACAGGTGTTTCAAAAGGAGACACGCCAAGTTACATCCACAAGGAAACAGGAAGAAAATACCATAACAGAAACGTTTCTGTAACTGGTTTCAAAGACAACCATTCAAAACGGTGCCCGAAAGTTTCAGACTGCATCGAAGTAAAAGGAACAGATAAGCACAAATACATTTTTCCATTGGATAAAGCAATGATCCCGGTTTGTAAAAAACTTTCAATGCCTTATCCTAAAATATTACATGCGGCAATAGCTTAATGGTAGAGTGTCAGTCTTTCCAGACTGAAGATGGCGTTCGAATCGACCTTGCCGCTCAAATCATATCTTTATGAAATAAATTCGTAAAGATGGACGACAAACAAAAAATTGAAATCATGGCAGCAACAGTAAAGCCGATCATTCAGTTTATCGAAGAAAGGCGAAAATCCAGATTTGATTTACTCAATACATTGAGCAGTCAATCTATTGAAAATTTACCTGAGTCCATCAGGAAAACAAGAGAAGAAGAAGCTTCAAGACTTCGCGCTGTAATGCAAGAGCAGGAAGATATCTTAACAACAATAAAAGTGCTCTATCCTAATGGCTAAAATTCAAGCCGATAAGATCGAATACATGCGCCGTATCTATCAAATCCAGGGATGGATCATTGAGGGACATCAAACTTCATTGATTATTCGTCAGATACTGCAGAACGGATGGACCAACGCGAATTCAGAAAAAAATAAACAACGACATGCAGAACGGATGCTCAAAGCTGCCCGTGACTTGTGGACTGAAGTTCCTGAAATGGAATTGGAACAGAAACGAAAAATGAAAATTGCCGAGCTGCAGCAATACAAACGAACATTGAAGGAAGCACATAAAGGAACTCCGTCCGGGATCAGAGCATTAGTGGCCGTGGATAAAGAAATCATTATGTTGGAAGGATTGCGCAAACCGATAAAAGTTGCTCCGACAGATGCCGAAGGCAATACACTGCCAGAACCACCAAAACAAGTAATCATCATCAATGGTAAAGAGATAGAATTCTAAATGTGGCAGAAGCAAAAGAAATATTATTCCAACCATTTCAAAAGCAGCAGGAATTCTTAGATGCTGCCTTATCCGGAGATTATACATTTATCACATTTGGCGGAGCGATCAGAGGAGGCAAGACATATGCTTTGCTTGCTCTTTTCATTTTACTCTGCAAAGTGTTTCCCGGATCCCGCTGGGCGATAGTGAGAAAAAACCTTCCTACGATCAAAAAGAATCTTTATCCATCATGGAATAAAATAAAGCCGACAAACTTCATCAAGTCGCATCCGATGGACCAACATATCTGCACTTTTAAAAATGGTTCACAGATAATTTTCTTCCCGGAGAGCTATGACACAGATAAAGACTTGGACCGATGGAAAGGTTTTGAAGTGAACGGTTTTGGATTTGAAGAAATAAACGAATGTCAGCAGGCCACACTATTCAAAGCTTTTGAACGTGCCGGATCTTATATCATCAAAGGATTAAAAATACAGCCAAAGCCATTGATCGTTGCAACCTGTAACCCGACATTCGGATGGTTCAAGGATTTGGTTTATACACCATGGAAAAACAAAACATTAAAACCTTCCTGGCATTATATACAATCAAGGATCTATGACAACGTTCCATTATTGGCAGAACAGCCAGATTATCTTCCACAGCTAAAAGAAAATCTGAATCATTATGAATATGAAGTTTTCGTTGAAGGCAATTGGGATGTGCAGTTAAAGACCGGCGGAGAGTTCTTACGAAACTTTGAACTGGATCAGCATGTAAAAGCTGTTACCTATGATGAATCAACAACAGTTCATATTTCATTAGATAGCAACGTTTATCCTTACATCGCAGTTACTTGCTGGCAGTTATTCAGGACCGATACCGGTTGGAAAGTAAAACAGGTTCATGAAATCCCTTGTGAAGATCCTTACAACACTGCATCATGGGCAGGGAAATCAATTGTGAAATGGTTGAATGATATCGGCTATAATGAAAAGGTATTTCTGTATGGTGACCGGTCCACAAAAAACAGGAATAATATCGATGATAATAAACGAAGCTTTTTTCAAATCGTGAATGAAACGATTCTGAATGCAGGATTTAAAACAGTAGACAAGATCCTGTCTTATGCTCCATCTGTTTCATCGATTGGAGATTTTGTAAATGCAATATTTGCCGGAGAAGTGAAGGGAATAGATATTGTGATCGGTGAAACCTGTAAAAAATCAATCAACGATTATATTGAAACCAAAACAGACAAAGACGGTACCATTTTAAAAATTCGTGTTCCACATCCAACCATTGAAGGAATCACAATGGAAAAGAATGGCCACTTAACAGATACTTTAAAAGATTTCATGGTGCAGGCATTCTATCAGGAATATCAGATGTACGTCAATCGTCACAAAAAACTTATTCCGGGAGGGATATCACAAATTAGTCGCACCGGGAACATTACCCTATAAAAAAGCCTTCCCGCGAAGAAAGGCTTTTAAAAATCCAATAGCAACAAGTAAGATAAAAAAACAAATGAATTCGAAGATAAATAAATATTTCTTACTTTAGCTAAAGAATTTAGCAAAATATATGACACCAGATCAATTAAAAGTATTGAGTTATGGTAGTTTCGGCTATCTGTCAGCATATGATCTTTTACAATGGTGCTCACCTCAATTTCTTATCAAACAGTACAACGTCAACAGCAATTGTATTCAATCCGGATGCAGTATTGCTGAATCAGAAGTGATCGCAAGTTTAAAAAATAGATACGATCTAAGTGCTGAATTGGCCAAGGTAGGAAACATGCCAGCTGCAGCAATTGCAATAGTTACATCACAAATAATTACAGCGATAAATATTTTGGTACCGGGAAACAATTTTACTGCAGCACCGGTGATCAGTATCGTTGGTGGCGGTGGAAGTGGTGCAACGGCCACAGCTGTATTAAATGGAAATACTGTTGGATCCATTGTAGTAAATACCGGAGGAACATTGTACACTTCTGTTCCACAAATAAACTTCACTGGTGGACAGAGTGCAGATACACGAAGCAATCTTTTAGTTAAAATAATTTCTTTATTGGCGATCAGGAACATCCTTGGCAACATGGAAAATATTTCTGATCAGATGACAGCGATGTTTAAATGGGCGGACCAAACATTGAGAGATCTTCGTAATGGCCAACAAAACTTACCATTACCAGGCGTGAATATTTGTGTTTCTTCTGAATCATTTTTAGTTGAACAATCTTTCAAAACATTGGGATAATGAATAAAGCTGTTCAAAAACAACTTCGTGCAATTGCAGACAGATTACCTATTTGGTTTGTTGAAAGCCATGAAAATCATTTGATGACTGGCCAAGAAGTTTTGGATGAAACAGAGTATAAAGAAATTGAAGGAAAACCAATCGATGTTACAAAAGAATACATCATTGCAATGCCGGTTCAGGTTGCTTATAATCATTATCGCTATTTAAAAAAATTATACGCTGATGGAGGAATGAATGCTGTAAATAAATATGCATCAGAAGTGATGATTGAAGGAACACAGGAATCTATTCAAGAAAGCGTATTACAATAATCACAACCATGAGCAGAAGAGAACGCAGATTAAATGATCCTGCAATACAAGCAAAAAGAGAACAGCACCAACTTGCCGGTGGTGGTCCTTTGTCAATCCCGGGAATAGGAAATAATGGAAAAGGTAATGGCGGCGGATGGGGCAATGGTAATAAAAAATCAAAACCTGCAACCGGTACCCAACCAGCAGTGAATCCTTTCATGATTCCAAAAGGTGCAGGCTTGAATGTTATCTCTCAAACATTTCCTTCTAATTATTTTGTTGAATGGAATTTAAGCACCTGGCGATATGCTTGTGATCAGGCTATCAAACAGGGATATACAATGTCTTATGCAACACTCGTTTCATGGGTGTTTGAATCTTCACCGTTTATACAATCTTTATTCCGGGCAATAGAATCTCCGATCGGAAAAATACCATATTTGTTTGTTGATGAAAAAGGAAATGAGTTAATGGATTGGACCGAAGAATTATGTAATAAAAGCTGGCACAAAGATTTAAGAAAACAAATTGCACTTGCTCATTTCTGGGGATTTTTGGGATTGAACTTTGATCCGATTAATGGCAAGGTTTATAAATATCCGATGCAGGACATTGATCCTATCAATCGTTTGTTGAAACAAAACACTTATTCATTTTATGATGGTGTGAATTTCAGTGAGCATGATAATTTATTGTTTGTTCAGCCATCAACAGCATATGAAGCATTCCTCGGATGGATGCAACCGATATCAAGAATGTTCATCCAAATGAATCTGAATGATAATAGCTGGATCGCTGCAGGTAGAAGATTAGCGTTTCCATTAATGACTGTTGGATATCCTCAAAACAGCAATGAAAAAGATGCTGCAGGGAATGATTATAATCCTTTCAAAATTCAGGCAGAAAATGTAGTGGCCACAGCTGATCCGACAAAAGGATTGGTTTATCCTTATACATTGGATCCTCAGGGAAATATTCAGAAGTCTTTAGAGATTGAATTTGAAAAGACCGGCACTGCAGCAAAAGCACATTCCATTTATCTTGATTTCAATGAAGATAAAAAGAATGAGATCCGGGAAATGATCCTGGGCGGAACACTTACAAGCTCCACAGCAAAATCAGGAAGCAGAGCGCTTGGCGATGTGCATGCCGATAAGCTTGAAACCATCATTGAAGATATTGCGGAGTTCGTAGAAAATTATTTGAATGACGAGTATCTCAAAAAGATAAAGAAGTTTTATAAAAATCTTCCTGAAGGCGGAAAGTTTGTTGCTAATAAGGCAAAGCAAATGAGCATGGAAGATATCAAACAACTCTCTGATGTTCTTACTGCCAATGGTAAACGATTGACTGATGAATTCTTTGAAGCAAATGGATTAGTAAAAGAATTTTTCGAAGATGCTCCAACACCAGCTGCAGGTAAACCAATCGATGACGGTGATTTCGCTGCAGTATTGCCGGAAAGATCTTTATTCGGTTCAAAAAAAAAATTCTAATCGGTAGAGAATATGCCTTTCTGAAAGGTGAAAAGAAAACCAAAAAGAAAAAACTGATCGAGGATGATCTGTCCGAAGATGAAAGAAAATACATCTATCAAAATCCAAAAGGAAAAGTAATCTTCACACCCGTTTATAAACAATATAATAAATATTTCTTCAAGGATATTGTTGACAATACAAAAATCAAAACTTCATTCGAAGCTTTCCGGGACACATCTATTTTTGAGCGCTATATTTTAAACGTGTTTCAATTCAGTGCGGCAAAGTCAGCTGCAGAAGCCAAGACACTTCAATCATTGGTATATGATGAAGATAAAAAAATAAAATCACCTTCGAAGTTTAATAAAGAAGCAAAAGAAGTAACTGATATTTTTCAGGAAACCTGGTTAAGAGTTGAAAGAGATATCTGTGTACGATCCAGCGTGCAAGGTGAACGATTCAGAAGTATGATGGAAGATTCTGATCTTTATCCATATTGGATTTATAAAGGTGTGATGGATGATCGTGAACGTGAAGAGCATGTAGAATTGGAAGGACAGATTTTTAAAATAGGAGATCCTGCAGGTGATGCATGCTTTCCTCCGGATGATTGGAACTGCAGATGCAGCGGTGATGAACTCGATGATGATGAACTCGCCAATAGAAAAGTAAACACGAATTCAGAAGCAAAACAATTGCTCGATGAACATGTTGATGAACAGTTCCGTTATAATCCTGCAGAGCAAGGAATGTTCCCGAATGATAAGCATAGTTATTTTGAAGTGTTGGGAAATGCGAATAAAGCAAATGCAGAATTATTTGATGAAGGTGATATCGAAAGCGATGAATCCTTAACAGGCCTTGGAGCGATCATAAAAGCGGCAACCGGTTTGCATTATTTTATTGAGACAGTGAATGAATGGAAAGAGAAATATGAAACCAATAAATCAGGTGATGTTATTTTCCAGAACAAACAAACTTTAACGAATATTCGATTTACGGCCAACTCACTTCATGAGGTGCAAAAGCATAGCAGAGGCTTTGAAAATATTCCTAAAACTGTTCAACGTCCTGACGAGATCTGGATGAGCTGGAAGGATGCAGAAAATCAAAAAGTAGTTTTGAGAAATTATATTAAATTTGGAAAGACTTGTTACATCGTACAAACGCAGGATGGAGTTATTGTTGATGCGTTCGCCATTAGTAAGAAAGCCGCAAATAAATATCGCAAAGGAGTAATTAGTTAGATCATGGCCAATAAATCACTTTCACAATTATTAACTGATTGGAGACAATCTCGCCAGGCAATGGAAACATTGAACAACAATCTTCCAAGGATCATTGGCACATCTGCAGTTAAAGTTGTAAAAGAAAATTTTAAGCTGCAGGGATATGATTCCGGGACCGGTGTTAATGGATGGGAAGCAAGAAATCCAAAAACAGATAAGGCTTATGATAAACGTCATGGTGTGAAAGGATCTGTTTATCAAAGCAGCAATCCATTATTGGAGCAGACAAGAAATCTTTACAATAGTGTGAAATATGCAGTGATGAATAAGCTTGTGAATATTGGTGTTGATCTTGGTTTGATACCTTATGCAAAAAGAATGAATGAAGGCGGCGGTGGAATTCCACCAAGAAAATATATTCCTGGTCCCGGAGAACCGCCGAATCCCAAAATATTAAAAGCTATTTATAAGAAAGTGGATTTTGAAAGAGACAAAGCAATGAATATTTTTAAAAAATAATTATGGAAACAGAAAACCATCCGGAGTATAAACTCATTCGTGAAGAAGTAACACCGACTGCATGCGAAAAGCATAAAGTTCAGAAGTTGGTTGATTGTTACAATGATCCGAACTGGGAAGCAGAGCCCGTTGATATCAATAAGATTCAATTCACCTGCAGAACATGCAATACAAAGCGTGTGTATATGCTTAAGCCTGAAAAAACATTATTGAAGGCCTGATATTTTTTTATACTTTTATACTAAATTATTTAGCAATGAGTAACGTAGACAAGCACATAAATTTAGTTGTGGAAAAAATATCCGAGAATGAAAAGCACATTGTTGATAGTGCCAAACTTCCTTTAACTGATTTGCTTCAAACTCATAAAGAACAGATCGAACTCGGCCAATTATTCCAATGGTTGAATGCAGTAAAGCATTCTGAGGAAAAGAAAAACAAAATCATTCCAATGGCTAAAGCCTAAAATTATGATCGGAGATATCTTAAATGCAGTAATGCAAGAATGTAAAGCTCTCTTAGTAGATGAAGGTGGTACCATCATGCTGAAAACAGATTACAAGACCAGCAATCTTCCATCATACACAATGCCATTATTGCTTGTTGATTTATTGGATGCTCCAGACTCACTTCAATATCCCGGAGGCCTCACAAGAGTTGATTGGAATTTTGCAATGAATTCTTACAACTATGCACCGGATCCTAAAGCCGATGATCCTACCGGCTATTCAATGCAGCTTTTAGATATCATCGATAAAATACGTTCTCATTTTTCAAAAGGAATTTGGTTGAATACTACTTCACCAACAATGATCGACATCTTAAATAATTATTGTTTCAAATTTACTTTGTCAGGTATTACTTCTGCAGATGCATTGGATCAGGATGGTTTGATAATGGGATATAAAATTATTTTTGATTCTGTAGGAGTTGATGACGGCACATCTTCAGAAGTTGATTCAACTGCACCGCTTGAAACTGTTGATCAAATTGACAACCCGCCTTTTAATTAATTTTTCACTTCATTCAATTTCAATCCGGATAAATAAATCATTTCAGTATCGATGCTCCAGGAGTATTCGCCGCTTTCAATGCGATCAATCGTTGGCCGGCTGAGGCCTGTTACTTGAGACAATTTTAATTTTGTAATTCTTAATCTCTTTCGCGCAAACAATAATGCTGACGCTCTTTTCTTTCTTAAATCAGATAATTCAATTGGAGACATATTAAAAATGGGTTATTCAAATATAGTAAAATCTCTTTTACAAATGCTAAATAAATTAGTAATCCATTCTACTTTTAATACAGAAATAAAAAAGCATGTCGAAGAGAATAATTTTTTCTACAGCAACTCCAAACGATCAAGGCGGTGTTATTCCCAATAACGTTATTGACTTTACACGCTTCAATAAAAATCCGGTGATGTTGAAACAACACAACTGGAATGCTGATCCGATCGGAATGTGGAAAGATATTCAACTCGAAGGTGGCAAATGGACCGGAGAGCCGGTGTTCCACGGATTAACAGATGAAAGCAAATCCACCAAAGCCCAATATGATAAAGGTTTTATTCGTGCAGCAAGTATCGGTGGTGAAGCAGTTTGGAAAATGACAGCCGCAAATCAGTACGAATTAGATAAAGATGGAAACAGGATCTGTGAAAAATTCTACTTGTATGAAATTTCTATCGTAACACTTCCATCAAATGAAGATGCTGTTCAGGAAGATGCAGTTGAATTGCAAGCAAAAATTTACTCCTCTGGTGAAATCGAAAATATTTCTAAAACCATAACCACTCTTAGTTTAAAATTCAATTCTAATACAATGATTACGAAAAAAGAATTCGCAAAACTTAGCGCTGAAGAAAAAGCAGCTAAGATTGAAGAGATGAAAGCAATCATTGCAGACAATGAAACTTCTGAAGAAGAAAAAACATCTGCAAAAGAAATTTTATCTGCTTCTGTTTCGTCTGATGGTACCGGGTTACCAAAATGGATGAAAGAAATCATTTCTTTAGGCGGTGTTATTAAGTTCGGCGGTTCTGAAAAAGAAACCGAAGCAGCACCTGCTCCAAAAGATAAACCTGAGTCTACTCAGCAAAAAGAAAAAGAAATTACTAACCCTCAACCTAAACCAACAGGCTTGAAATCAAAGAAGGCTGCAAAAGCTGAATCTGAAATGGAAAAAGCCAAGGAAAAAGCTGAAGAAGCTGTAAAAAAGGTGAAGGAATGTAAAGAAAAGGCTGAAAAAGATGATGCCACTGAAGAAGACAAGGCAGAATATAAAAAAGCCAAAGAAGAAGCTGAAGAAGCTGCATCTGCATTTGAAGCTGCTGAAAAAGCACATAAAAAAGCTACTGAAGCGGATGATGACGATGATGAAGACGAAGAAGATGAAAAGGAATCTTCTAAGACTAAAAATAATTCCGCAAAAACAAAATCAACCCAATCGGCTATGAAACCGGAAATTAAAACTGCTGCCCAGATTAAAGAAGATCTGAAGCTTGCTGCAGCTCCTTCACATGCTGCAAGAGTTAGATCAATTGGCCAAGGAAAAACCTTCAGCCAATTGGCATCAAGCAAAGAAGAAAATGACAAACGCCTGATGGGTCGTGTTCTTACGAATGATGGCGGTACAAAAGATATTGCTGATTATGCAGCAGTGTTGAATGCTATCATGGCAGATGGTAAGTACAAAGCTTTAGTTGACAAGACCAGGATCATGATGAATGTTGCTGAAAGTCAAATAAGTGCTTTCCAGGCTAATCCAAATGCACGTGCCGGTATAACATTGCATGAATTGGCTTCACAATTTGGTCGCGGTGAAATCGACATGATGGGCCGTGACAATGTGATGCGTAAAATCAGTACTTTATCTTCTACAGATAATGCTCTGGCTTCACCTGCATTGAATACAATCGAATGGCTTTCATTGGCAATCTTTAAACTGTTCCCTAACAGTTCATGGAAAAATGAAATTCCAATTTTCGGTGCTGAAATGACTGGAAAAAATACTGGTATTATATGGGCAAATGTAGCTGCTGATCCTACGATCTACAAAGGAGCACAGCCTTCAAATCCTGCATCTTACAGTTATTCTGATACTGCCGTAAGCCTTTCTTTGACTCCGTATTGGTTACAACCAATGCTCTGGACCCCATTAACCATGCATCAATTGAGGTATGATCAAATGGGAACAGGTTGGGCACAGGCTTTTGCAAAATGGAATGCAGTTATTGATGATAATCTGATCTACACTTTAGCTTCTACAGTTCCTGCAGCTTCTATCGTTACTACTTCAGGATTGAGTGGTTATCAAACTTCACCAATGTCATTCCCAGTTGGAGGTAATGCAGCTTACAATAAGTTCTATTATAATCCTTCATTTACAGGTAGCTTACTTGCTCCGGTATTGAATGATATCACCACAATTGAACAGATCTACAATTATCAAAACTTCGAACTGGCAGGTGAAAAACCAACATTAGTTCTTGATCCTATCATGGATGCAATGTTGAAGAAAGATCCTGAAACCAAATCTTTATTAACTCGTTGGGTTAATCAGGACGGTGGAGAGTTTGTGAAATTCGGAAGCACTATTTTACCTCAAAGAAGCCGTGTAGCAATATACGATCCAGCAACTGGACAGGTGAAAGATCCGAACGGTACAATTCCTTCAACTGCTATCTCTGCAGCTTTAGGATTTATTCCTTCACAAATCGGAATGGGTCTTGGTATGTTGGATGTGTTTATGATTCAGGATCCTACCAGCTACGGTTACAGAATGAGTGCCGATATAAGAATGGGCATCGCTCCATTGCGTGCTGATTTCAGCGGTACATCACTGTTGACTTACGGTGCTGTTTCTAATCCTTCAAATGCATAAAAAATAAAATAAAAAAAGCCCTCGATAACAAGAGGGCTTAAACCTTTTTAAAAAATAATACAGATGAAAAAGATTTTAGCACTTTTATTGATCTCGGCAACTTTCAGTGTTGCTGTAAATGCTCAGTTACGAACTAATTCGAATATTGCTCCTGTACAAAGAGGTAGTTCTGTTACATTGGGTTCTTTGCCTTATACCGTTAACGGAATTGGTACTGCCGATACATTGGCAGTTTCAGATACTATTGCTTATGTGATTCCTTTTACAGGATCATATCAATATATCCCTTTCGTTTCTTTCGGTTGGACCAAAATTGGATCAGGCACAGCGACAGTTACGGCATCATTTTACCAGGGCAATACTCCTTACAATTTTGTTTCGGTAAAAGCCGGATCAGCAAATTCCGTCTATACAAAAACATTTACATTGTCTGCAAGCGGGACCAACTTCATTGACTTTTTAGCGGACTCGGCGAAAGTCTCCGGGCGATATCTAAAAGTACAATTCATGACATCCAGCACAGCAAGTGTTTCCGGATCGGTCAATACGGTCGTCAGCTCTGCAATGAAGTAAAATTTATCATTTAAGTATTTAGATTTTCAATAGCAAACAGTAAGAATAAAACAACGCAAAATTTTAATCACCAAATCGATTTTTATGTTCAAGACTCATCCTAATAATATTCACGGTATCAAGGCAGCTGTAAAAGCTCACGAAACAGTTTATTTCCATGGTGATGGTAACATCTATCATAAAAAGGAAGATTCTGATTTCAGAAAAGATTTTTCAAATGATCCTACCGGTTCGCATACATACCGTGTAAAATTTGGCAAAGGTGGGAAAGAGGTTCCAAGTTCATTAGAACAATTAAACAAAATGTTATTGGCTGCGAAGAGTGAAGAAGCTGTTGAATCAGCAAAACCAAAAGAAAGTTCTTCTGTAGCAACATTCGATGTTGAAATTCCTGATGAAAAGCCTGCAAAGGAACCAAAGGAACCAAAGGAACAGAAATAGCTTAATTGGCGGCTATAAAAATATTTTTTATCATTCGATAAAAATTCAAAATGAATCATCCAATTGTAATCAACGTCCTTAATAATTCTGTCGGAATAGCTCCATCAAGTAATGGAATTATGGGCATAGTTTTTAAGGCCGTTGCTGTATCAAATAATTTCGCACTTAATACGCCTTATTTACTTACTCAGTTGAGCGATCTAACTGCATTAGGTATTGATGCGGCTTATGATGCAACAAATAAAACTGCCGTTTATCAGCAGGTAAGTGAGTTTTATGCTCAAGCTGGTGCCTGTGCATTGCTTTGGATCTATGGAATAAGTAAAGCCACTGCATTTGCAACATTTGTGGCCAGTAATGCTTTCAATGCTTTTGTAGCGTTCACTGCTCAAGCAGATCCTGCAAACAGAGTAAAGATGATTGGCTTCTGTTATGATGTTCCAAGCGCTTTACAATCTTCTGCAGATTTTCCAGCTGATGTAACTGCAACAATCACCGCATTGCAAACAGCACAACAGAATTTATTCCAACAGGGATTTCAATTCTCTTGTATTGTTGATGGTTATAACATGAGTTCTTCTGTTACTCCTTCAACGATCGGTACACAGGCAACCAATTCTGCTTTCGCAGTTTCTCTCTGTATTACCGGCACACAACCAAACGGTGTTTCAGCCGTTGGTTTGGCATTAGGTCGTTTTGCACGCATTACTATCGGCCATGGATTTGGAGCGGTAGAAGATGGAGCTGTAAACACACCAACAGCATTTTTGACCAATAGTGTTGTTATTCCGGCATCCGGAACTTTAATCGTTGGCCATGTATATACTGTTTTCGGTGGAGCGATCACATACAACTCAGTTGTTTATAATCCCGGACAATCATTCACTGCAGTAACAGGATTCACTTCTTATACTACTTCAGCAAATGGTTATGTAGCTGATAATTGCAGCCCCGTTCAAAATCTAACATCCTATGCAAACGGAAC